GCGTTTTGTCTTAGCTTTAAAATACTCTTCAGCTCTTGATACAATATCCTCTACTGTAGCAATAGGAATTTCAGAAAGTTTTGTACTAACTTTTTCTATGACCTTAGTTTTTAGTACCTCCATATTACTCACCAGTTTCTTGATTTACACCATTTAATATTAGTGCTATAACTTCATCTTTCTTTGCACCTTCTGGGATAGTAATACTTTTTTCTTCACATATTTCCTTAAGTTTTTCTACTGACTTCTTCTTTAAAGTAGCCTCTGTAAGTAGTTCATCATCTGAAGTCTGTTCTTCAGCAACCTCATAGCCTTTTTCCCTAAACCACTCTATAGCTCTCTCATTGTCAGTTTGTGCAGTTCCATCTCTGAACTGCACTCCTGCACTTACACCATTATATTTCTTATTAGGTGCTTTAATAGTTACCATCTATATCACTCCTAACCTATCTTTATTTTTCTTAATGCTGCAATACCTCTTGTAGCCTTAACTGCAAGAGCTGCTACCATTTCAACTTCTCCAGTTTTAACCGCTCCTGGTTGTGTAAAGTCTGGAAGGTATGTGCTTATAATGTCATTGCCCTGTGGTGTGACAGCATGGACATTATCAAGTGCAAATCTAACTCCATAAATACTTGTAGTCTTTGCTGTAGGGTCTATTCCAATAATAGGATTAGAAGTACCTGGTTTATCACCTAGGGCTACAAGTGGAATACCTGCATATTTTGTAATTGGTCTTCCAAATGCATCTACATCACTTGTTGAAAAATAACCACTTCTTCTTGCAATACCATTCATAATAGCAAGCAACTTTCTATTCATGAATAATGCATCAGGAGTTCCGTTCATATCTGCAAGCATATTATCAAGTGCATCCATAAATGCATTTGCATTTGTTGTAATGTTTGCTGAACTAGTAAGATCTATTTCTGTAGTTATATTCTTTTCTGTGGAACTTCCTGTTACTGCCTTATCTATTCCATCAAAGGAATTTGCATTTGTACCGCTATCACCATTGATAAAAGTATCAGAGAATAAAGCTTTTGTTGCTTCAATTTTCTGTTGTAACTGGAAGGATACCTGATTTGTAATCCCTTTAACATCCTTCTGAATAACTCTATCAATTTTAAAAGAACCTCCAAACACCTTAAGATTTACAGTGTGTTGGCTTGTATCTGACTCTTGAGCAACATATTCATTATTAATTGCTCTAAAATCAGCCGTTGGCAGTGTATTTACCCTGTTATAAACATAGGATAAGGTTGACCCTCCATTTAATGCTACGCAGTCATCAAATATCATCCTGTCTAAAAGAGCATCTTTTCTAAACTCATTAATAATTTGAGCTGAAAGTTTATTTTGTGTTAGCTTTTGTGCTTGTGCTAATGTAATTGGCATAATTCATCATCCTCCTCTTATTTAAATAATCCTAAAGCAGATGCAACTGCATCTTCCAATGTTCCTGCTTGTGTAGTTTGATTTCCATTTCCACCTTGTGGAGTATATCCATTATCCTTAAATCTCTTGTCAACACCTTCTTGGACTAACTTCGAAAGCAAGTCTTTAAATTCCTTAGCATTTTTAGTAATGGTTTCTTCATCTTCACCAGCAATAAACTTTGAAGCTCCTTCTGGCACTTCAAGTTCTGTAAGCTTTGCTCTTGTAAAACTCGCAAGCTCCTGTGCCTTTATTTTCTTTTCATACTCTAAAACCTTTGAATTAGCTTCTTCTAAAAGTTTTTGCTTTTTCTCATCCTCTGAAAGCTTTGCAAGCTCCTCTGCTTTTTTAGCTGCTTCATCAGCTTGTTTCTTTGCTTCTTTTGCCCATTCCTTCTTGAATGCTTCAATATCAGCTTCAGTAAAGGTCTTTGTTTGTTGCTCTGCACCCTTTTCTCCACCTGCTGGGTTTTGCTCAGTTGTAGTCTCCTTGTTATCTTGATTTACTTCTGTAGTTACTGTTGTTTCTTTACCATCCATCTTCATTTCCTCCTTAAATTTTGATAATATAAAAAACACCCTTTTAAAGGTGTTTTAAGCAAATTTTAATGCAATATAAAAAGCCCCTTTAACGGAGCTTTTTTAATCTGTATATGGACAACTTTCACAAGCCTTTTCTATTTCTTCTTGTGTATATCCATCTATTTCTTTTACCGCTTCCCTTTTTAATTGCTTGCAGGAAACACTAAAAATTTCTTGGCATAAACCCATACTTATTTCCTTTTTTAATAGCTTACACTTAATCAAATTACTTTCTGACATATTTATTTACCACCTCTATGATCAAATCTGTACCTTCATCAAAATCAGCTTTAGTCCATCCTGTAATCATTTCACTATTAGAGTTTAGCAAGGTTGTAACACCTTTCTTTGAATAAAAAGTAGTTCTCGTCCCTCTAAATTGTGAGAATGCTACTACTGAACGCTTTATGTATTCAGCTGAATCTTCAGTTCCAAAGTTACGCTCCACCATTCTTTCCAATGCGTGTTCACCATATCCTTCTATTTTCCTTGGTACAGGTTTTATTGCTATTCCAATCCTTTTATCAATAAGTCCCTTCTCTTTAAGGTCTTGAATTTCCTTGTTTATATCAAAATAATTTCTGCTACTCTGAGGATACTTTCTCTTATATCTAGCAAACTCTTTTAATTCTTCCCATCTATCACTATCAGTATATTTTAATTTCTGGAAATCTTCAAGAGACTTAGGCATTTCTTTTCCTAACAAGTCCTTGTACTTCTTAAATTGAGCATTATCCCCATAAATATGCTTAAGCATTGTTTCCTGAAGTTCTGCTTCTGGATTCCCCTTAACATACTTCTTGTACCAATCCTCATATTTCATATTAGCAGGTACTTTATAAACCTCTCCATCATGTCCTCTTGCTACCCTTGTTTCATCTTCATCAAACTCCTCATCAGGAACATAAGGAACTGTTGTGGAACGACAATGTGGATGCATAGGGTTCATATTTACTCCAACCTTAGCTTTATTTACATCAAATACTTTTAAATCAAGACTTTTACATACTTCAGAAGTTCTAAGGTCAAGCACTGCTAAAAATTGATATTGTTTTGTACCATTCTCATTATATGCCCTAATTCTTGCCTGTCCAGTAACATAATTACACTCTGTACGGATAAGCCTTCTAGCATTATAAGTGCTTGTATTCATCTCTTTTTCAAGTTCTTGTCTCATTTCTTTAGGTGAGCGTCCTGTAATCATTCCTGTGGTAACAATTCTATTAACTCGCCTTGCCAGTGAAGCTCTTTGATTACCCCATATCCTTTCAGAATAGTTCTTGCCACTCCAATTAGTACTAACTGCTGCAAGTATTTGATTAGTGCTTATCCTCTGAAAACTTGAACCAATACCAGTAAACTGCTGATAATCAAATATTTCTTTATAGTATGTTTCCTCGAAAGATTTTGTTAAAGTATCTGTTGTTAACTCATCATACTTAAAATAAAGCTCTGATAAAATAGTATTCAGCTGAAGCTTTAAAAATTCCTCTCGGCTGATACTTCTTGCATAACCTATTTTATCAAGCAGTGCTTTTGTTTCAAGATCATCATTATACTTGTCTACAAGAGCATAGTATTCTTCTAAAGTTGTCTTTAATAACTTAGGATCATTGAGTGCTGCCTTTGCTTCTTTTACAGTAATACCATTATTATCAGCATACTTTTGATAAAACTCATTTATTTTATCAGTCATTTCCTTGGTAGCTCTTTTGAACCATCTAGTAATTAAATCTGCCTGCCTCTGTGAATATCTATCAGCTTTTTTAACATTTTGAACTCCCCTGTTTATCCAATATTCGCTATTATTCTTTGCCATTTATTAATACACCACCTCTGGCGGTGTTCTGTTATTTTCTGAATTTGCTCTTTCCTCGTTGAACCTGTCCAATTCTTCCTGAGCATTTTCAACTTCTGGGAACAATTCAATAATAGTCTTTTGAGATAATATGTCCCTTAGATTATTCATCATTTGAGATATTTCAAATAGATTTGCAATCTGTGACCTATCAAAACTTACTTTAATTGTTTTCCAATCATACTTAGTACCTTTCAAAGTATTAATATATTCTGTCATAAGCTTAAGTTTTTTACGCTCTGCTGACTTCCAGTACTTTTCTTTTTCAGCCGATAGCTCCTCAAGTCCAAAGAGCTTATACTTGATTGCAACTCCTGAAAGATTACCACTAAAAGTTTCATCTGTAAGGTTTGGTACTTGAGATAAAAAGAATATATCTTTATATATCCTTGTTTTAAAATTCTCTGTAGCAGTGTCATTAATATCTTTAATTAAAAACTTGGCATCTCCACCTTCTGGAAAATATAATGTCCTTCTTTGCTTCATGCCCTTTGTCTGCTTTTGCCTTACAGTACCATCAGTTGACTCTTCTTCTTCAACAATATCATCTACACCAAATACAGTAAGATAAGCATCTGTAAAATAATCAAGGTCATTCATGGTATCAGACTGTGAACGGTCATAGGCATCAATAAGACTTTTTACATCCTCAAAGTCACCTTTTCGTTCTTCATTATTTCTACGAATAATTATCGGAACATCACTCATCAAGTGGTTTCTTCTTGATATTTCTTCCCATCCATCATCACTACCAACTTTACCTTGAATAAAGGTTATAATTTCTTTATCTGTGTAAACTTCAGCATACTTATTGCTAGAGCCATCTATTCTATTTTCACTATATAATCTTATAGCCATCATTAGAAACTTCCCTAAGCTGCTTGCATAAATAGGTATTATCTCATCAGCCTTAAAATACTGTGTTTTAAACTTACCCTCTTCATTTATGTATAAAAGCTCATAAGAAACACCGTTTATACTCATCTCCTTAGCTTCTTCAAAGTTTCTTGAATCACTATAGTTATCTGAAAGTATATCATCAATGATGTTTTTATACTCCTCATCCTCAGTTTCATACTTAACACCACGTCCCATAAAATAAGCTGTGGCAATATTGGAAATATACTTAGGAAAAGAATGTACAAGTTTATTATTAGGCAAGCTATCGTCCACCAGCACCCTGTTTCTAATATCATTACCACTTAAATAATACCTGGTTAAAGTCTCAAATCTATCTGACTCCTTTTTATAGGCTTTAATACAATATTCTATGAGCTGTGAATTTACTGGAGTATCGTTTGGAAGTTCTATTGTTATTGGTTTAATATCTTTTAAACTCATATTCCAAGCCCCCTACGTTTCTTAATAATCATACGTTTCTTTGGTGTAGATGCAAGCGACCTACATCCTTCTAACGCATCTGGTGCATCATCATAATCTGCCATAGGAAAATATTTTAATTGTTCTAAAAGTCTTTTATGCTGCTTATTAAATTTAATATATTTATTTTTTATATCTGGCTGTAAGGTTTGAATTCTCATAACCTTATCAGAGGTTTGCCTTACTTCTTCAATAGGTAAATAAACCCTTCTTTTAGCACTTTCCTTTGCAAGCTGCTCTTTTAAGAACCATTGAAACTGGTTTGTTTCAGCTCCAAATTTATAATAGTTTTTATCAAAGGTCTTTTTAATCCATATAGCCTTTTGAATTACATCCTCAATTATTGTATCAGGATGCCTTCTTTCAACATCTGCATCAACTACATACATATATCCAGTGCTTGTATCAAGAGCCATTGTAATAATTGCTGAAAAGTCAGAGTGCTTTGACTTACCAAGGGATGGGTCAACAAAACCATAAAACTTAAACTGTTTTGCTGAAAAATCCATCTCATGTGGATTAAAGTAATCAAACCATTCTTCATTGAATAAGCAGTCATCAGGGTTTATCGGTTCGTTCTGCTCCTCTGAATTAAAAGAAGCTTCTCCTTCAGATACTCTCATTTTCATAAGATCATAATAAGAAAGCTTATCTTCCCACAGAACCTTTGTGCCTTCCAGCATTTCCTCTTTATGTTCATTAAAAAATTTTAACGCATCTTCATCTCTATTATCATTATCAAGGTCAGTAAATAACTCTTCCCATTTCGTCCAAAGAGGAGATGCTGAAAAGCTTAAAACCGCTTTGTATTTAATACTCCTATAATCAGGATTTTTCATAACTTTAGCAAGCAATCCATCATAATGAAGCATTGTTCCAATATAAATAAAATCGGTGTAGCCATCTCCACACTTTGAAACTGCTTTATAGTACCAGTTCCTAAGCTTTTCCCTTTGCTCCACCGTTCTAACAAGTTCATCATTTTCTATATCATCAAGTACAATTAAGTCGGGTCTCCATTGTTTATGCTTAAGACCTCTCATTTTCTGACCTGAACCCTTAGCTTGTACTTTAATTTTTGTCTTAGTTAAAATAACATCCTCTCGCCATAGCCTTCCAACTAAACTTCCAAAGTCCTCAATGATAGCTTCATTTTCCTCAAGTTCTTCTTTTATAGCTTGTAAAAATCCAGCTGCTTGATCATAAGTGTCTGAAATAATAATTATATAATGCTTGTACTCATAGAGTACCGCATGAAGATTATCCTTGAATGTAAGGTTAGTAGATTTTGCGTGTCCACGAGGTGCAGCTACTGCTTTTTTATAACCCTGCATTCTATTTATCATTTTTGCATTTCTAGCACTATCAGGAATAACTCCTTTTAATACTCCTTCTTCCCATATATTATCAAGCTCTCTATGAAATTCTGGTGAAGGTTTGTTAAAATAGTGTGAGAGATAAGCTCTGCCAAAATAAGCAAGGTCAAAAGCTCCGAGCTTTTTTCTTATACCATCAGCTCCAGTAAGCTTTGCACCTTTTCTATACTCTTCAAGAAGTTTAACTCTATAAGGATTATTATCTATTGTTAAATGCTTTTCTGTAAGTTCCTTAAGAGCCTGCAAATCATCTTTAGAAACTTCTTCTGATTTTTCTTTAGCAGCATTTAAAGCCTCATTTAACATCTCTATACTTTGCTTTTTTATTTTATTCAAATTCCTCACCTCCACCCCTAAAAATAAAACGCTCTAAAATCGCCGTATTTTGATTTTAGATTTAAAACATACAAATATACCTATTAGATTGTTTTAACGTTCTTTAATGCCATTAAATGATTTTTAAACGCATATAAAAACAACGTGATAGGTATATGATATAAACAACTATAGTTTTCCTACTTCACATTGTAATTTATAGCCTTCTAGCTTCCAGATTTCATTCTTAATTTTATCCAAGCAAATTTGCTTTCCTATTTCTTCTTTATAATTTGCTGGGTCTACACATCCACAATGCTCTACTATAGTAAATCCATTAGGTAGTTGTACTGCCATTACTGTACATTTACCCCACAAAGTATTTACTACTATTTCGGAATTCTTTAATATCTCATTAACTTGATTTTCTGTTATTTTAGTATTACTCATTATTTATTCTCCTTCTCAATATATTTTCCCCAATAAAAAATACCCTCAAAAGGGTATGCTACGCCACTCAGATAATTACAAACTATCCGATTGGCTTATTCTTTATGTGGTATATCAGTTAAGATGGGGGACGTATCAACCCCATCCCTTCCGATACACTTTAGGGGGAACTAAAAATGTATTAAATATATGTTAAAGCCATAGGCTTAACATGCAGTTTAAAGCTTTTGTATTACATTTACTGAAAGGACTATCTCTTTCCACTGTCCCATAAGTTCAATACCAACAGTAGCCCTTTTCTGCCTCTTATCTATTGAAATAATTCTTCCTTCATGACCTTTTAATGCTCCTGATAATACTGCCACCTTGTTACCTTCATTTATCTGAACATCAGAAGGTAGAAGTGCCTCTCCATCATTTGAAAGCCATCTGATATATGCTTCTTCATTTTCCTTTAAAGCTTCAGGTCTTTCTGCACCTAAAAATCTAATAATACCTGGTATGGCTTTTACTGAATAATAATTTTCTGCTGTAAGCTCTATTTCAACAAAAACATAACCAGTGATTATAATTCTCTCTACTTGATACCATGTACCGCCTCTTCTTTCAAGTCTTATTTCCTTTGGTACATATGCTCTAAAACCTCTATTTAACAAGCATTTTAATACATCCTCTTCCTTCATACTTTGGACGTGTAATACATATAATTTCATCTATTACACTCCTTCCGTACGCTTGGAATCTAAGAACTTACTAACCTCACGATAAAGTTCTGGACGTTCTTTTGCCATAGATTCAAATACAAGAACCTTAACTGACTCAAGACCTGTATCAAAGATTTCCTTATTCTTAATATCTGTATGACTTTTGTATGAAGCAGCTCTAACTAAACTACTTGCTTCTCTAATAAGTTTTAATGGGTCTATATCCTTCCACTGCTCTTCCTTGGTATTTTGTATTGCCTCCATCACATGATGCGATAAAAGCCTTATAATCCCTTCTGTAGTGTCAAGTTGAGGATATTTACTTACCTCTTCCATAATGACCCTAAAGTTCTCTTGAGCCATTCTTAAGGTTTCTACTGTAGCATTTAAATTTGTAGCATGTCTCCATACTGAAGTTGTTGATATTTCAAAACCATTATTTTTTATATAATCTGCTATCTCAGCATAAGTAAAATCTGTTTGCATCATTTGTTCAACAGTATCTTTAAGATTAGTGGGTAGTTTATCAATTTTAGAATGCTTACGGTTTCTCTTTTTCTTTGTCATAGATTACACCTTCACAGCTGGATCAGTAATATAGTATAAAGCTAAATCTATTCCCTTCTTTGTAAGAGTTACCTCGCAAGCATCATAATCAGCACTATCCACCTCTACACATCTTCTTGTTGTTATATCCCTTACTTTGATGTATTCAGCTCTTTCTAAATAAATAAGAGATTGCTCAAAGTCTCCTTCATCTATTTCAGATAATGCACTTTGAGCTACACTTAATTTAATCCACTTGCCTTTTAATACATTTACAGTTCTTATAATTCTTCCGTTGTTATCAGCAAACTCTCCAGCTTCAATTCGCCTTTTAAGTTCTGTCTTATTGTCCACCTGTTATTTCCCCCTCTCTATAATCAGGTCTAAGATTCTCTCAATCTTGTTGTCAATCTTAGCCATTTCTTTAAAAAAGTCATTTTTATGAATGTAATTAATTTGAACATCTTTAAGGTCTGATGAAACATCATCAAGCTTCTCTCTAATTTCATTTTGAAACTTTGATGATTCCTCTTTAATATTTTTTTCTAATCTTTCAACAGAAGCTTGTGTTGCATAATTTTCTTTTATATATTCAATCTGCTTTTCACATTCATCTGCTTTTGCTATTGTTCGTTTTAAAAAGTATCCTATAATTCCTACTACAGTTGGAACTATAAGAGATAATCCTTCTTTCAATAATCCCTCCATGACCCACTCTCCCCATAATATAAAAAATAAAAAAGGTATAGTTTTCCTGTTATAGGATAACTATACCTTCTTCATTAAATTTAAAATATTGAGGAATCTCATAAATTTTCCGCAATGTCAAATAAAGTCAATTGATTATCATCTTTTTCTTTAGCCTTATCAATTACTATCTCTCTAATCGTTCGCTCTGCCAGATTATACTCTATGGCAAGCTCCTTGTAGTTTTCTCCATTAAACTTGGATATTATTGCCTTATCCCTTATGTCTTTGATGATAGTATCCTTTTTATAAATATAGATACTGCATCCACCAAAATGATGTACTAGTTTTTTATAATTGTCAATACCTATAAGCTGGGCAAGATATCTCTGATCATCTTTTAGATTTTCAAGTTCAAGTTTATCAATTAAGTTCCCATACAAGAATCACCACCCACCTTCTTAACTTTACCTTCAGCGGATGCTACATACCTTTTAAGTTGTTCTATAAGAAAACTTCCTTGGTCAAAGCTAATCCATATAAATGGCTTTTTAACATCTGCTTGAATGTTAAGTATCTTTTTAATAGCTCCTACCATTCTTTCGCCTGCTGTGGCACTGCTACCTTTTGAATCAAGTTCTATAAGCTCATAAATAAGCTTCCATGCCTTTGTTTGTTGTGCTTTTGTCATCATACCTGCTACAGTATCATCTTTTACCTTTTCTTTAGGCTTAGGAGCTTTATTGTCTCGGTATATCTTCATCTTTTCCATAAGTGCCTTCTCAACCTTCCTAAACTCTGCTTCAGTTAAAGATTTGATGGAGTCTTTTTTAGTTATTGAATATACCAAACAGTGAAGTTCATCATCCTTATTCCCTGATTTTAATATTCCAATAGCACTTCCAAGTGCATAAATTCTTTTAATTTGCTCTTTTGATATAGCCTTTGACATCAAAGCTCCCTCCTTCTAAAGTTTTGTAATACGAGTTATTCTTCTTGATGCGTTTCCTTATATCTTTTAATTCTTGCATCTGCATAAGGTTTACCTGTCCAATGAGTTAATTCTTCTAAGTAAAAAGGTTCTCCACACCTTGGACAATTTGGTATCAATTTATGCCCTCTATATTGTTCTTCAAGTCGTTTAATTACAACTAGCCAAGGTTTATAAGCTGCTATCTCTTTTCTTTGTTCTAACAATCTTTTGACCTGCATATTATGCTCTTCATATTGATAAGCTAAATCATATAGAGCATCATATGGGTCAATTACTGCTCCACAACTTGCACAAGTTACCCTCCTGTTGTCTGTATCTATAACAAATTTTCTATTTTCACACTTGCATATTTTTCCTAACCCTCGGCTAATTCTTACTTGGTCAAGACCAATTATCTTATCAGGCAATTCATCCAAAATTATGCACCTACCTCAATAGCAATCTTTGGAGTTTCTTCAACTACTACTGCACCATTTATAAGTTCTAAAGCTTCAGCAATATCTTTATCCGTAGCCTTTTTATTAGCTTGCATAAGCCTCATGAAGTTTTCCCATATAGCTGCCTCTGATATAAAATAAGCATATTCTTCAGCTGCCTTTTCATCAAATCCACCTATTGCTATGAGGTTCTTTTTATCTGTATCATACTTTACTCCTTTTACCTTTTTAGCAATAGCTTTCTTTGTATTATCATCAACTGGAAGCTGACTAATAACTTCAGCTACTGTAAGCCTAGTATAATTATTGAGCCATAATCCTGTAAGCATTCTTGTAGCTGGAGCTGATAGTTTATACTTTATTTCCTCTGTTACTACATCCTTATAAGCTTCTCCAAATATAGCTTTTAAGTATGTAGGATAAACCATCTTTAAGGATTCCGCCATTGTAGCAACAACTCTATTTGCACCTGTACCTATATAAGCTACAGACTTAAACTTTGTATTTCTCAAATCTTCATCACTTAGCTTTAAGAAAAATCCTTCAATTTCACTTTTCTCAGTATTAAGCTTTTCTATGCTTTTCTTTATCTCTGCAAGCCTGTCAGCCTTTTCAACAATTTCTTTAAGCACCATACTTCTTTTCTACCTCCTGTACCAGTTTAGAGGCACACTCTGGACATATCTCAATTCCCATTACACTCTTAACGCTCTGGATGCCTCCACAAAACCTACAAATTGGAGCATGTTTTTTAATAACTATTTCGCCATTTCTACTTTCAACATCAACTGCCATTCCTGCATCAAGACCTACATCTTCTCTTAAGTCCTTTGGTATAGTTATACCATTTTTACTTGTTAGCTTTTTGTGCTTTATCACATTATCATCTCCTATCCATATTTCCTCACTCTGCATTTACAAGGGCTGGTGACCTTCCATGGCTGCATTAAGGAGGAGCTATCTGCCCCTATTCAAACCCTATACTAACAAGTTCAATATTCTCATTGTTTTCGACGAAGTGTTTTTTCAATGCTCCAAAAGAAGTCCAATGTGTTTGATAATATTCATATTTCTTTTGAGATAATTCCTTTTGTAGTTTCTTAGGCATTTTTTTTATTTCAGCTTGTGAATACAGTGCCTTTTCCCTTTTTTGAATAAATCGTCTTCGTTCCTCACAATCTTCAGCAAGCCATTTACCTTTTAAATAACCATTCACATAAACTGCTATAGCGTTTTTATATGTACCAACCCTTACCAAAGTAATCGTGACCTCATAACCGTCAATTTTTAATTTCACATAATTCATAAGACTCTTAAGAGCCTCTTGACACCTTTTCCATTCTTCTTTGGTCATAATATAATCATCCCCCTTAATTCGTCCTCACTCTGCATTTATACGGACTTGTGACCGTCTATCGGTTGCATTAAGGCAATGAGGGGAAAGCTCCCCTCTCAATTCTCTCTAAAATCATTAATCTCTTGTCCTATCCAATATCCCAATACTATAAGCATTATAAAAAGTGGTAAAATTAAAATTTCTCCTCCTACTGTTCCTTTTCTCCCCATGAAAGTTTCTATTCCCTTTATGATAAATATGCCAGATAATATACCAGTAAAATAAGTTAAAATTATCTTAGAAAACTTAATTACCCCCCTCATAATAATCACAACCTCATTTCCATATGTTTAGCCATTGCCACCAAGCCTTCGTATGTTATATTGTCATTATCATATGCATTGCTGAAGAGGTTTGTTGCTCCCCTTATAGCTTGGCTACTTTGTGCTATCCCAAGTAAGAAATCTATTTCTTTTTCCATATTATTTTGTGATAATATTGGAAATAATAACTTTATATCATCCCTTGTTATATGGCTTGTCTTATAAATTGGTTTCTGTTTGGTTCTATTGCTAATTTGGTGAAATACTGCTTCTTCCTTGCCTCCAAACTTATTAATTGTTTCAACATTTCCTATGAATACTATCCCTAAACTCATTCCATTATCTGAAAAATAATCCGAAAAGCCTCTTAATGTTTCAATTACTTTTATTGAAAGGTGCTGAGCCTCATCAAATATAATTACCATTCCATCTCTTAACTTTGATTGTATGGCTTCATACATATCATCATTTGTTTTTGCTATAACATTAAGCTTCTTTGAAAGTGATTTTAATATCGGTTTAACGGTATTTAAACAAGGATTTGCAGTAATCCATATTGCATCATTTGGATTATCTCTAACAAATTTTCTTATTGCTCTTGTTTTTCCAATACCTGCATCTCCACTTATTGCTACCAATCCACCTTTAACTTGGCAGTTTCTTATAAAATTATAAACACTTTCCGATATGGATGTTGGTACATAATCCGTCTCCTCATAAGTTGTTGCCACTTCTTCTTTAACTTTGAAATAACTCTTTAATTTCTGAAATTGCTTGTCTATATCCCCTGTGTATGTACCCTTTTTAAGGTTTGTCATAATTGGTGCTGATATTCCTACAAGATTACAAGCTTTATTTTGGCTTCCTACCTTCGCTACTAGTTCCTCAAATCTTTCTAAAGCCCATTGTTGTTCTGTATTATACATTTAAAAACCCCCTAAAAATTATTTCTTTCTTTTTTTCTGCATTTTTGTTCATCTTATTTATGTCAATAACTACTCCAAGACTGTCATCACCAGATACTTTTAATAATGGTTCTGCTACTTCTTCATTAGCTCTTATTGGCATTATAGTTTTTGGTTCATTAATAATCATTCCTTCCTTACCTGCATGAGCTTGTCTTACTCTTAAATCCAAGGCATCAATCTTATGCTCTGCTGATAAGTTTCCAGTCAATCCCTTAGCATAATCCTTAACAGCTTTCTTTGTTCTGTTAAGTCTTGCTTGAGCTGTCTTAATTTCTTCTTGGTCTGTTTCCATGAAGTTAAGCATAAGCTCTTTATCAACTGGTAATGTAAATTTAAATCTATCTTCCTTGTCATAAACCCTTACTGAACTTATATCCTCTGGGTTATATCTTACATACACTTCTTCATCAAGATGCTGCCATACTTTTTCATCTGCATACCAAATTTTTTCACCTGATATTTCAACAAACACACCTTTTCTCTTGATTTTTTGATAGCCAGTTGTACGCATAAGAAGTAAATTTAAATCCTCTTCATCAACTACTTTTCTAAATGCTCTATTTTTAATACTTTCATTCCAAACTTCTATCCTTGTCATACCTTTAAACTTCTTTTCACTGCCTCCATATTGACCAACATTATATGTTCCATCAATAAGCTCTGCTACTAATGTTCTAATCTCACTATCAAGAGGTACAATTCCCTTTTTGAGTTTAGCTTTTAAGCTTTCAGGTTTCTCAAGAATATTTCCACCAGTATAGGTTTCAAATAATCTTGAAATACTATTTTTAAAGGTTAAGAAAAATCTTTCTATAGGCTTTGCTCTTGCATTTCTAACTAAAGCATTCTTCATTTCTATGCCAAGCCTTTGAAGTATTGCAGGAGGTCTTTCTATAATGCTTGTACTCTTTTTAGTTCTGTGTCCCCTTCCTGCTATATCATAGGTTAAGAACTCAGTACCATTATCAAAATACACCATCTTAGGAACACCAAACCTTGTAATGCCATGTCTTATTGCAATTATTGTTGATTGTGAACATGGATTATCGGTAATATTCCATCCTACAAGTACACCGCTTTTTGCATCTAAGAAACCTGTAATACTTAACCTATGCCTTGTTTCCTTGCCATCATACTGTGAAGAAATATCTAATGTATGATTATCTGCTATCCATACATCATTAGCCTCAAGGTCATCATATAACCTTTCAATATATGGTAGGCACTCATCCATACAAGCTTTTTCACCTTCACGCATAAGCTTTAATACTGCCTTAGGTATTGTATCTATTTTCCTTCTAAAGGTTCGTTCACTAGCAAGGTCTGCTATCAATTCTGGATAAAATTCCTTCATCCACTCCTGGGTTATTTCATAGCATTGGCTTACTGGAAGCCTTCTATCATCAAGGAAATAATATAAAAATCCTTCCCATACTTCTTGTGGTATTGAGCTTTTGCCTTTATTCCACCCTCCACGTCCATCAAGTAGACCACTTAAATTGCCTTCCTTATAAGCTGAATATTTTCTATATAATATATCCTCACTTATGTTTAAATTAGGATATTTAAGTTTCATTGATGCAACAAAGAGTGGATCTGCTTCTGTCTTATTCTTATATCTATTTCTTACCTCTTGCCACTCTCTAAGAATTTCAGACCACAAGGTGATTTCTTCACGCTCTTTAGCTGAATACTCATCAAAAGCCTTTTTCTCTATTAACTTTTTATTCTTCTTGTTTTCTTTCAATTCTGGTACTATAGGTACTGCATCAGATTTAATCTTACTGTAATACTTTTTCAGTAAATCTTCTGGCAGTGCCGATACTGGCACTAAATATTGTTTTATATTATTTGCTGGGTTGCTATCCTCTTGAGCCTGAAGCTTACCTTCTTTAATAATCCTTCTGATATACCTTTCAGTACATCCTTTTAATTCAGCAACCTCTTTAACTGTAAGTAAATCCACTTTTTTTATCACCTGCCTTTAGGCTAATGTAATCTGCCTCATCAGTGCCAGTAGATCATCTCTGGCATACAGGGAACTTGTCCCTGTTTCGGCTACTTCATTGGCTTTAAACCATACATTAAAAGTATTTCTTTATCTTCTGGAAAATCCTCAAAGAATTTTTTATCACTTATTGTATATGAGCGGTTTTTATAAACAGCAGCTACTTTTTTCATATTTAATATACTTGGCTCTAAACCTCGTTCCTTTAGAACCTTTTTAAGTACCTCTATGTCAACCGTAAACTCAAGCTTTATTTTTATACCTTCCAACCTCATCATCCTTTCTTATTATGGTATAATTTTCTTGAAAGGGGGTGTTACTTATGGGATTTAAAATAAAGGGTTTAGATAAATTACAAAAGCAATTGAAACAAATAGAAACTAATGCTAAAAAACTAGAAAAAACAAAAACAATAGCTTTTGATGATTTATTTATCAGTTCATTTATGAGAAAATACACTAATTTCTCTACTTTTGATGAATTCCTTAAAGCTGGTAATTTCATCGTTAACACTCAAGAAGATTTTGAAGCAATTCCTGATCATGAAATGGACGTTCATGTCAGTAAAACAACTTCTTTTTCATCTTGGGAAAATATGCTCAACAAAGCTACCGAAGATTATGTTTCTAATAAATTAGGCTTTAAATAGCTTAACATCTACACTTGTTTTTCCAGTGCAGGTAGTTTCAATTTCCAAACAACTATCTGCACTGACTTCATCATAATTTGCCAATCCTTCAAAGTTTACATTTGCATGTAAATCTTTTGTTTTTTTACTCTTACACATCTCGTCAATACTAGGAAATATTATATCGCCATCTATTGCATGTATTACAACATTGTCATCCATATCTACCACTCTAATTTCTGCAAATTTTTCTTTCTTAGACATAACAAACTGCCATGCTTCATTTGCACCCCTTAATTCCTCTGGTGGCAAGTATCTGCCATTTACCTTTTTAAAGCAATAACCTTGGAACATTGACTTTTCTCCTTTCTGACCTGCCATCTTCAGTACCAAGAGGTCATCCTTGGTAGACAGAGGATTTTCTTCCCCTGTTTCGGCTATAATTCCGCTTTTAATTTCTCTAATGCAGATTGATGTATCATTCTATCCTTTTCATTTAGATCGTTCCTTATTAGATGCTCCAAAGCTCTTATTTGTCTTTGAAGCTTTTCTTTATCCTTTGGAACTACTATTTCTATCATCACTTCACCTCGATTTATTTAATACCATGAACCAGTCTGTGTATAATGAAGCCATACTCCATTTTTAAAAACTACTTTAAGGTATGTATTTTCCCACTTTACACTTACTGGTGTAAAATCTTTTTTAGCCTCTATCCCTAAACCTGATTGATGTTTATAAAATACTCTTTCAAAGAGCTTCTTCTGTTCTTCAGTCAGCTTTTTATATCCTCTTACGCTTCCTAACTCCATCTTATTTCCCTCCCTTCAAGAAGCTAATAATTTTTTTCTTTCTTCCTCGTTCTCTGCAAGCTGATCTATTATTAAATCCTTATATTTAGTGCCTGGTATAACTCCACGAGTAATTTCACTTATTCTATGTTTAGTTGTTCCAACTTTTTCAGCTAGTTCTGTAGCTGTCATATTCTTTTCTACAAGACGTATTTTTACCCACTTTCCAAAATCAGTAAGTTCCTTATATGGCTTTCCCATAAGAAAACCTCCTTTGCTAATTTAATTGTCTTATTTAAGTCCCACTACTGCTGTGATATAATTTATATATTGTAATATGTTACTTTTATTATAATGGCATATTTGCCATTAGTCAATAGTATAAATGGTATAAATACCATTTGTTTAGGAGGGATTTTTTTGTCATTAGTAGAGCGTATAAATAATGCTGCAAAAGAAAAGAATATGACTTTAGCTTCTATAGAACGTGAGCTTAGTTTTGGTCAGGGAACTATAAGAAAGTGGGACAAGAACTCACCTTCATGCGAAAAGGTTTTGAAAGTGGCAAATTTGCTACAATTGAATGCCAATTATCTTTTAACTGGTGAAACACCTCAACCTACTATTTCTAATGGAATTGAATTTACAGATGAAGAAATTGAAATGATTAAAGTTTTTAGACAGTTAACCTCTAAACAGCAATCCATAATTAAAGGAAAAATATATGAGTATGAGGAAGATTTAACTAAAGAAAAAACTCACTTATCATCGAGAAGACAGGCAACTTAATATATGTGAAGTTTTAGCATAAACAGCTTTCAATTAGATGCAGCAATAAACTGCTTTTATTTTTAACATTCAACCGTAACAAATTACTTTTAAATATTTTAAAAGACCATTAAAATACTATTAAAATATACTTTTAAAGCTTTTAAAATTTATATTAAACCACTCAAGGAGGTATAAACATGGGGTTATTTAGAAAAAAAGAAAAGGATTATGATTGCCGTTTTAGCGGAATTGTTTTAGAAACTGAGAATGTCACCGCTATTACAAAAGGAACACCTATAACGGTGTCCATAAAAGACAATGTTGTAAAGCTATCTAATCAATATTTATCATCTAATTTAAACCTTGACCAAATTTCATCTACAGATATTTATTTTGAACATGATCTTATAGAAAAACAAAAAAGTGTTGTTGGCAGAGGAATAGCTGGTGGTGTTTTAGCTGGTCCTCTAGGAGCAGTTATTGGTGGATTATCTGGAACAACTTCAAAAACTAAAAAAACACTAAGAAAATTCTTAGTGTTAAACTTTATTTCGTCATCTAATGGTAAAAACTGCTCTATAGTTCTTGAAGCTGACTCTTTTAATAATGAAGCTGGTGTTTTTGTAAACCTTGTACGTCAACGTAAAGGACATCAAACTGTCCAATTATAACTATATTATAATTTAATAGTTTTTTATCTTAGCGAGGAACTAGTTCCCCGTCAATGTTAAAACAGTTCCTCGAGTTCCTCGCTAAAATACATTAAAATATTCTTTTATTAAATTATTCTTTTAATGATTCTATTTAATGCATTTTAAAAATTTAAAAGCCTTTAAACTTGTTGTTTATCGGCTCTTACAGGCTTATATCATAATTTAATTTTAACATTTTAATGATTTTTTAACGTTTTTTAATGCTTTCATCTATCAACATACAATCCACAACTTATCCACAACATTTTAGTATATTTTGCCTTTATTACCTTTGACAATCACCTTTCCACTCTTACAACTTTTTTTACACTTACATAACACCTAAACCTCGCCTATTTCAAGGGTTCTCACTCCTATTTACCCTTTTTTACGTTCTTTTACGGATTGACCTCTCTTTTTGTATTTTCCCTGTCATTTAACAGCAATATCATTTTTTGCAAAAGACAGGAATAACTCATTAGACTAGTACATAAAAAAATCGCCAAGGCGATTATGAGCCGTCGATTTTTTTCTCGCATCTGCCTTTCCGAACGTATGTGAGGAAAATATGGCAGGCGACAAATTCTCTTTTTTTACTCTTTAGGGAATGTTATCAGAGCAAGTAAGAATCCCATATACTTTAAGTTATCTACAACTTGGAAATTTTATAATTTCCTAAAGAGTAAAAACTCTTCAGACAAGAAGAGTTTTTTGTTTTATTTGTGTAATATAAGTTTCGGTAAAGAATTAATTAAAAGAGATACTTGATAAATATTTAATAATACCAAGTATCTCTTTTAATTAATCCTTTATATAATGTATAATAATATTGTGTAAATTACGAGAGGAGGGGATTTTTATTTACTATTCAATTTCTAACATGAAGATTTATGAACTTATAATCTTCTTTTTTATTTATTCATTTGCAGGTTGGGTAACTGAAGTTATCTATTCATATAAAACCAAGCATATCTTAATTAATAGGGGATTTCTTTACGGGCCATACTGCCCTATTTATGGAACCGGAATCATTTCAATTGTATTATTCCTTGATAACTTTAGATATAACTTCTTTCTTCTTTATATTTTTAGTGTAATTTTAATTTCTGCAATAGAATATTTTACGGGATTCGTACTGGAAAAATTCTTCAACACCAAATGGTGGGATTATTCAAAAGAACCATATAACTTACATGGAAGGATATGCCTTCACTTCTCATTAATTTGGGGAGTAGCTGCACTTCTTGTGGTAAAGATATTAAACCCTTTAATATCAGCAGGATTATCTTATATTCCCGTGTACATACAAGTACTTATAGCGTATTTTACTGTTACTTTGTTTTTATTAGATTTTATATTTACACTTGCTTCTTTAGCTAAATTCAGTAAAGTCCTTAGCAAATTGCAATCTATTTCTTCAGAACTTAAGGAAAGATATGAGTATGTAATCAGCTCTACTAAAGATATAGCTGTTGATGCTGCACAAAATTTAGAAAGCAATATTAAAGAACTTAGAGGAAAATATGACAAAGCTTTCGAGAATTTAGATTTTAACCACAGGAGACTTTTAAATGCATTCCCCAATTTGAAACCTAGCAGATTCGATAACATTTTAAAAGAAGTAAAAGAAAAACTTAATTCTTTGAGAAGAAAAATATAATAAAAATAGAGTCGGTTTTTGCCGACTCTATTTTTATTATATAAGAAAGTGTATTCTTTTTTATAGATTATTTATAATTTCAAACAATTCCAGCGCAGCTTTCCTTGGCCCTTTTTTCTCATAACCTGGTATTGCAAGAGCTGTTTTAATTTGTCCTACTTTAACATTTGATGAAAAGAAGTCATTAAAATATCTATCCATCAGCAAATCGCATTCATGTTGCTTTTGAGCCGGACCAAAAGGATTTGCGAAATATGATTTCACAAGTCCTTTTTCTGTAGTTGTTCCTTTAGCTACTCTTGCCCCATCCTTGAAGACTCTTATAGCATCCTCAGGAGTCTTGAAATATTCAATTGACTTATCTTGATCTGATACTTTATCATAGTTGTTTGCATATAGGAAAAGATCTACTTTATACCCTTTCA